GTTTCTGGAACTTCAGCAGCAGGAGACTCTTCTACGCCTAGAGCTTCCCGTGGTGTTTTGGATTTCACTTCTACTAACAATGAAACTGGTGCCGCAGGTGGTTCCACAGCGGAAGCTTTGACGGAACCTATGTATAACGACAGTCTTCAGACAATTTTCGGAACGGGTGGAAACCCTGACACGACTTATTGTAACGGCTTCCAGAAACGAAAAATTTCTGCGTTTACTGGCAGTCAAGTTCGGAACATCGAGGCTTCAAGCAAGAAGTTGATTGCGAGTTTAGATGTTTATGAATCAGATTTCGGGCTACAGCGAATTGTTCTAGATCGCCATATGCCTGCTGATACGGTTGCTCAATTGCAGAAAGATATGTGGAAAATCGCCATGTATCGACCTGTAAAACACACTCCTTTGGCTAAGACAGGTTCTAGCCAAAAAGGAATGGTGGAAGCAGAGTGGACTCTTGAAGCGTTGGCTGAAAAGTCAGGTGGAAAGATCACCGAGCTAACAACCTCATAAAAGGTTAGGGGTGGGGGGTTACTCCCCCGCCCCGTTCTTTATATGGACTTCTATGAATACATTTTGCATTGGTTGTATTGCGAGCAATACGACTATGTGGATCGTAGGTGTAAGAAGTGGGCAGAGAAGTAAATGAAACTAGCACTAGTTTTAATATTCATTATAACTACTCAACTTAATTGTTCGCTTGCCTCAACTGCGGCAGGCTCCTTTATTGGAAACTTGGGCGCGGAATTGGTCCACGAAAAAATAAAAAAAGAAAGGACAATTAGGATGCTTGAAGAGGATGCGTTGCTTGATGAAGACAAGAAATTATAAAAAAGAGTATGCGGAGTACCAGGGCAGGCCAGAGCAAATTAAAAGAAGGGCAAGCAGAAATTCCGCTAGAAGAAAAGTTTTAAACGGCAGTAAGAGCTTTAAAGATGTCCATCATGTTGATGGTAATCCTAAGAATAATTTTAGGAGAAACTTAAGGCTAATCTCTAAAGGCAAAAATAGGAGTAGGAAATAATGGGAATAGTTCCAGTACGGAAGAAAAAAAAGGTTGAGTCAGCGAAAGTAAAACCAATGAAACCAAAGAATGCAAAGCGTTTGAAGAAGGTGCTTCCTGATATAAATAGGATGAGGGGCAAGAGGGTTAACAAAATTAAAAAACGAAGAGGCTACTAGTGAGCGACAAGTTTGAAAACAAGTTTATTGATAAGGCTACTCGCATCTTGACCGAGAAGAGTGCGAAGACTAATGGTAAATTTATAATCCAACATATCCAAGATGTTGATGTAACAGCGGAGGAGTGTAAACAAGATCGCCAGAACAATGAGAATGGGTGGTCAGTAGGTAGGACAATGAGAAAGGTCGGTTCTATCCCCCTGGTGTTCGCAATGCAACCTAAGTATAAGGATTTGTTGGATGGTGATCAAAAGGCAATGCATAAAGCTTCAATAAAGTTTTTTCAAGATCATCCAGAGTTCAGAACTTGTAATGGGAATATTTGATTGAAATCGCTTGATTGCTTTGCAGGCATAGGTGGCTTTGCATTGGGGATGTCTTGGGCAGGCATTGAAACAATCGGCTTTGTTGAAGCAGATGAAAAAGCTCAATTAGTTTTAAAAAAGAATTTCCCAGGTGTACCAATACATGGAGATATAAGAACATTTGACGCAACTCAATACCGGGGAAAAGTCCAAATCGTGTCAGGTGGATTTCCTTGTCAGCCATGGTCTGGAGCAGGACACAGGCGAGGACATCTTGATGACCGTGACCTCTGGGAGGAAATGTTGTCAGTTATACGAAACGTCAAAGCCCCCTACTTTCTTGGAGAAAATGTCCAAGGATTTGTTAACAAAGAAATGGGCTTGCAACGTGCGACAACTGACCTGGAAAGAGAAGGTTTCCAAACAAGGAATTTCTTATTACCAGCTTGCAGTGTCAACGCACCGCACCAGAGATACAGAATCTTTATTGTGGGCTACTCCAAACACAATGGATCATCTTCCGCAGAAGAGTGCGGAAACATTGTTGAAGCAGGCAAACGGGGTGAGGAAGAATCGAAGCAGACCGTCCAACTTGAGGGAACAGGTGGACAAGGATGTGATGAAACTTTGGCCTACTCCGAGTGCGACACCAAGAGGTCCGCACAGCGGAAGGGAACACAACAATCTTCAAACGGTGAGCAAAACAACGGGAACGAAATTCGGGATGACCTTGGAAACGGCAGTAAAGTTTTGGCCTACTCCGAGAGCGGGAAATCCAGGCTCAAGGAAGCCGGGGACAGGAGGGAAAATTCTAGCAGAGGAAGTAAAAAACTCGGTAAAGTTTTGGCCTACCCCGATAGTAGGGGATGCACATCTTTCAAGCAAACCAGAGGTGGCAAAGAGAAGGATTGCCGAGGGGGAAACGACCCTAAGCCGAGTGGTGCAATCGCAGGAAGCGAAAGGTCAGCTAGGGTGCAACTGGGTGGAAGCTTTAATGGGGTTTCCCCAGAATTGGACGGAAGTATAAATTCTTGGGCTGATGGTTGGGAGGATGGCATACCCAGAGTTGAAGTGGGCGTTAAGGGCAGATCCACAAGACTCAAGCAGTTGGGAAATAGCGTTGTCCCCCAGTTGGTTTATATGATTTGCGATTCTATTTTAAGAGCAGATCGAGATGAGTGATGTTTATTTTTGTGATGTTTGCGAAAAAGAAATCAAGCGTGTTCTTTATTACCAGAGCTTGAGGGGGGAAATCTTATCTCCCCACGGTGAAGACAACAATGAATACACGGTGTATTTTTGCGGTCCAGTATGTTCGTTAGAGTGGGCAGAGAAATTTGGTTTCTTAGCAAAGGATGACAAACCAAATAAAAGTTTGCGGAATACTAAGGGATGACGGTGCTTGCGGTTTTTATCGCATCAAGCAACCCATCGAAATGGTTAATGAACGATTTGGTATTGATTCTGCTATCGGGGGGATTAATTGCAATGGGTCTGATCTTAATGCATTGCTGGAATCTTGCGATATAGCGGTCATCCCAAGACCCACAAGCGAGAAGATGCTTGATCTCATTACCGCCTTAAAGGGGTTGGGGAAGAAGGTAATAGCAGACCATGACGATAATATTTTCAATGTTAACCCAATGTCTCCTCACTATAACGATTCAGGGGTAGAAGAGGTTGACGTTGAGATTGGTGGGGAAAAAGTTCGGGTCTGGGAAGATGGCAAGGTACATACTGGGGCTGAAGATAAGTTTGATATTGAACAAAATAAAAAAAAGATTGAAATAGCCGAGGAATGTTTACGGGCTGTTGATGCTGTAACAGTAACAACTGAAGAATTAAGACAGCAGCTCTTAAGTTATAACGAAAATATTTATGTGCTTCCGAATTGTGTAGATATTGATTTGTGGAAGCCTGCGAAGATTGAAAAAGATGGGAGGTTGAGAATTACCTGGCACGGGGGTTGCTCCCACTATTTAGATCTTTTGAGCGTTCAAGATTCACTAACCCGCATAGCCAGGAAGTACGACCACGTTAAGTATGTCATGTGTGGTTATGAGTTTAAGGGGGTGTTTAAGGATGTCAGGGATGACCAGTATGAATTTCATAACTGGGTTTCCACTTCTGCTCATCCTTATAAGCAAGCATTGTTGAATGCTGATATTGCGATAATTCCCCTTAACAACGATTTGTTTAATAGGTGCAAGAGTGCAATTAAGTGGGTTGAGTACTCATCCCTTGGAATACCAAGCGTGGCTGTAGGTATACCTCCATATGAACCAGAAATAGAGCATGGAAAGACAGGGTTGTTATACGAAACAGAGGAAGAGTTTGAAAATTGCTTGGAACGATTAATTGATTACCCTATGACAAGGATGGATATAGGGAGTTCTGCTAGAAATTATATTTCAGACAAGTTTAATGCACAGTCAAAGGCCGAGCTTTGGGCTGATGCTTATAAAAAAGTAATGGAGGGCTAAAGATTGTCATTGCTCACAATGCGAAATGCGATTTTAAGAGATCTTGGGCTTGACTCAAGCTCTAGTCTTGTTGCTGATGCTAAGAATAGGGTCAACGATTATATAAATGATTCTATCGAGGAAGTAAACATATTAGCCAAGTGGAATATGTTGAAAAGCCAAGGGGCTTTTGCTTTAGAAGAGGGTGTTTCTGTTTATTCATTACCTGCCGGGGCAACTACCGGGAAGATTATGAATAACAAATTTTATATTGATGAGGATAACGCAATTATTACTAGGGTTGAAAGTGACGGGATATTCAACAGAGATGTTTTACAAAATAGTACTGGATTGCCAGAAGTGTGGACTCCATTTAGGAAAGATGAATCTAATGATGATCAGATAAAAGTATATCCAGTACCGACTGCAACAGAAGATGCGAAGGTGGTTACTTATTTTTATACAGCAACTGCGACTTCATTAGATTCGGATGCTAGTCTCACCGAATTTGAAGAAATAATAATTTCTAATTTAGCCAAGTCCAAGTATGCGGCTTACGATCAGGATTTTACTAAAGAGGCAAAGCACAGTAGTACTGCTAATGCATTACTTAAAAAAGTCATAGCTCAAAACAGGGGGCAAGCAAGGTTCCTGCCCTTAACTAGAAGGAATTATGGAGTGTCTCGCTAATGGTAATGCGACAAAAAGTTTTTGAAGCTAACAACAAGGGACTTTTTGATGTTGCCGTTGGGGAGGGGAATATCTCCTCTGGCTTTGCTACTGAATTGCAGAACGCAAGGGTTTCTGTAAATGGGGAGGTTTCAAAGAGAAGGGGGAGAGTTTATTTTAACAGCAAACCGTTCCCCTGGGCTGTTGGTAGCAGCATTGATACATACGATGTAATTAATATGGATGATTCAGTCCAAATGTATGGTTTGAATAATGAAGAATTTGGATTTTCTCTTACCCTTGCATCTGACGAAAATATTCAATATGCCCAATTTAATTTAGATAAAGTTGGGACTCCTACTGGGGCTTGCCGGGTAAGGATATATGCCTCAACTGGTACTGTAGGAACTGATTCGTTACCAACTGGTCCGGTTCTGGCAACCTCTACTGATGTCTTTGCCGAGGACATAACTGGTTCTTTCGCACTCCATGATTTTACTTTTGAAGAACCATTTGTTGCCACTTCTGGGGATTATATTTTCCTGCTTGAATATGTAGGTGGTGATTCAAACAATTATATAAGAGTTGGAGTCGATTCCACGCCTGGTAACGCAGGGTCTAATGTAATTTTTAGCAATACAAGGGGTTCGGGTTGGGTTGCAGATGCAACGAGGGATGTTGTTTTTAATTTATTTAAAGCAGGCCCAGACATTATAAGCTTGATTCTCTTTGAAGGAGATTTTGTTGACAACTATGAGGTTTTAGCACAAGCCGATACGCAGGTAAGGAAGTACGACCCTACAACAGGCGGGTTTGATATTCTTGTTAAGGGTGGTCTTACTGAAAATTGCAGATTGTCTTGGACTATGTTCAGCGGTCATCTTGTTATGTCTAACGGGGTTGATCCTATGTTTAAGTATGGATATGTTCAGCAACCGTTAAACCCAACCACGGGGGTTGTTACGTCTGGCGCGAAGGCAGGTAGAACTTATTATGTAACGATTACCTATAAGACTGCAAATGGAGAAACCATATCAAGCACTGAAACAGAACAAATAATAGGTGCTAATGATTTATTGACGGTTGCCTCACCATTAGCCCTACCAGGCGTTACTCATTACAATGTTTATCATCACACGGTTTCTGGTGATTTAAAATTGCAAACAGCAACTCCCATAGCGATTGGTGTTGATTATACAGAAGACTCTGGGGCATTGCACGATGGTGTATCTATCCCATCGTCAAATACAGCATGGTTTGCCGTAGACAACTTAGGATCTCCCCCAAAAGCTAAATATGTTTTTGCTCTTAACGCTAGGGTTTGGGCTAGTGGCATCCCAAACAATAATACAAGATTTAGGGGTTGTTCCGTTGCAAACGATGACGATTGGACTACATCATCCGATTCTGTTGATATTGATTTAGCGGGTTCTTTGGCGAGGGGTGATCAGATCAAGGGGATCAATAGGCTAGGTCAAAGTGGTACGTTAATTCTTGGTTTAAAAAATCACATTGTCACATATTCAGTCCCAACTGTTTTCAGCGATATATCAATCGACAAGATTGTATACAACTCTGGAGTAATGAGTCATCGGGGGATGGATGAAGTTGGAATTGATAATTACATTATAGAAACGGCAGGATTAAATTCGCTTAAAAATGAAATTATTGTACAGGGCTTAAAAACTAAAAAACTTAGTGACAATATTAAAGATCGATTAGTCCCACTTTTAGAAAAAATAGTTGATCCCGATGAAGTCAATGCAGTCAATCATAAAGCTGAAAATGAATTTATAATTGCCATTCCATCGTTAAGCCGAAGATATGTTTACAACTATTCAATCAAGGCTTGGATGGAGGACAGGGATGTAACGATTAATGGGATGGTTACTACTCCAAGTGCGGAATTATTAAGTGCGGGGACTAGTGGAAGGGTGTATCGAGAATACCGAGATTCAAATGGAGATGATGTTTGGGCTGACGGTGATAACAATACAGCTATTTCTTTTCGTTGGGACACTCCCTGGCTCTGGATGGACTCAATCCAAACAAA